CAATATGGATTCATTAAATCAAGTAATATTTGACGATAAAACCTTTTCTGATCTCCTTAAAGAGATTCACGTTAATCAAAAGAAAAAAGGTAAACAAATTGGTCAACTCATAGCTGAGTTAAGACCCCTTATCCAAAATCTAGGAGATGCCACAGTTGTTGTTCCATTAATCAAAGAATATATGGAAATTAGTGTTAAAAACGACGACCATCTTCTAAAAATGGCAGCCATAGTACAACGTTTATCTACGGGTAACGCAACTAGTGGAGGTGGAGACATGTTAACTGAAGAAGAAATGAATCAACTTCAAAATATTGTAGAAGAAACAGAAAAAGAAAAAGATGGGAAGAAATCTTAATTATGGAGCAATAAATCATAGAGGAGGTGGATTATCAAAATCAACCTTTCAAGCTGTAAGGGTATGTGATATTATATTAGAAACTTCGGATAAAGATTCAGATAGACATGGAGGTGTAGATTCCATAGGTACCATATTTTATAGTGACATTTCCATAAATAAAGGAACAGAATACCCTCGAAGATTACCTACAGCTAAACCCTTATTTGCCTATCAAAAATATGTCCCTATAATTAATGAAATTGTATTACTAATACAATTAAATACAGAAGATAATAATAAAAAAACACAAACAACTAATTATTATTTACCCACAATTAATTTGTGGGATAATTCCCATCATAATGCTATGCCTATTTCTGAATATGAAGATAATTCAATAGGTAGTGAGAATTTTCTAGAAAATCCAGATTTAAAATCATTAAAATTATTTGAAGGAGATAATATTTTAGAAGGTAGATATGGTAATTCTATTAGATTAGGTAATCAAAATAATACTCCTATTACTATAATAAGAAATGGACAATATATTAATTCTGAAGATACTACATTAGAACCTAATGTAGAAGATATAAATAATGACCATTCCTCTATTTATTTAACTTCAAAACAATTAGATTTTAATTTAACATGTAAGAATAATGCTTCTTATACAGCAGAAGAAAGACAATACATATTTTCTGATCAAAGATTAGGAGACATATCGCCCACAACACCTAATATATCACAAGCCATTATAAATTAAAAAATGAATTTTATACCCAAAGATACTAACATATATGATGATAATCAGATAATAATAAATTCTGATAGATTAATATTTAATGCTAAACAAGATTCAATTTTGTTTAGTTCAAATAAAGTTATAGGATTTAATACTAATGGTAGTTTTCATTTTGATAGTGAAAAAAATTTTATAGTAAATTCTAATAAAATAATTTTAGGATTAAAAAATACAGCTGATGGAGCTATTATATATGGTCAAGAACCCGCAATATTGGGACACCAATTAGATGAATTTATTAGTGAACTTATAGATGCTGTAATACATTTAACTCAAGATGTAGAAACTAAAGTAAGTTTTCTAGACTCTTCAGGAAATCCTACAGGATATAATAGTGATAATATAATAGCTTTTCAAACAACTGTAGATATGTTAAATGATTTAAGAATATCTTTTGCTTCTAAATGTAAAAGTCAAACTGTATTATTAAAATAATATGTTAAAAGTAGTCAGAAGAAATAAAGCCCAAATAGATAGATTATTATACCAAATAAAACTATTAATTATTAAAGAGGGGAGTAAAATGGCATGGGATTTTATTATGAGCCAAGTACCTACAGAGGAACAGGTAATCAGTAAAATGCAGGAACTAGCTAAGAATAACCCAAAAGAAGCCAAAAAATACTATGACAAAACATTAAAATTATTAAATGGTATTAAATTAAAGTTATCTTCATCTTTAGTACAAATAAATAATATAAAAGACAAATTACAATCAGTAAATGATAAAGTTACTTATATAACATCTATAAATAATATTGTATCCCCCTTTATAACAACCCTACAAGATATAGAATTAGGAACAGAAACCATAGTTACAGTAGCAGGTGCGAGTCCTACAACACCCCCCGGCCCCATTGCTCAATCAGCTATTTTAAAAAATAAAATAAAAGGTATAATTAAAAAAATATTTAGTGCACTTGAATTAGCATCTCGTATTATAACTATAACAGGGAGAACCTATTTTGATTTAAAAAGGACAACAGATGATGCTTATAATAAAATTACACAATTAATATCGTACATAGATAATTTAATATCAGTATTAGAGGGAATATTTATGGATATTTTAATGCCATTATTAGAAGATCAAGATAATCTTCCTGTTATAGATTCTTTAGAAGATTTATATTCTTATTATCCAGGAATAGAGGGTTATTTAAATTCAGATGATGAAGATTTACCTTCTTTAGATTCTGAAGAGGGTAATAATACTACTAATGGAATCAGTAATACCCCTCCAAGATTCTTTAAAAGATATAGAAAAGACCCTTATACCGAGGAATTTTAAATCCTTATATTTATTAACAAACACAATTATTATGAAGGCAAGCGCTTTTGAAAATTTATTTAGAAAAGTTGTAAGAGAAGAAATAGATTATGCTCTTCGACGTGAAATTAAAACACTTAAGGAAGACTTACGTGACGAATTAAAACCTACAATTGTAGAACAACAAGTACAACGTACACCAGTACCACAAAATGTACAAACTTCTTTAAAGGAAAAAATTATGGGTAAATCTATAGCCCAAAGTTTTACATCTAATGGAGCTTTAAATGATTTACTTAATGAAACTGCTCAAGGAAACACAAATCTTGAATCAACACTAACACCAGAAGCACCAATGCCCACTGAAGTTTCAAATGTAGTAAATAGAGATTATCGCGAATTAATGAGAGCAATAGATAAAAAGAAAAATAGTAGACCCTAATGGCTAGAGAAATTAACAACATACCAGGAAACAGAACTCAAATAGACCCCCGAGATTTAACACTTTCATTAGGGGTAGGTTTAGGGTACCCGTTTAAAAATGGTTTTAAAGTTAATTATACTACTAAAGATCAAATTCACGATAATTTATTAAATACATTATTAACTGAACCTGGTGAAAAATTATTTAATCCTTTTTATGGTGTTGGGTTAAATAGTTTATTATTTGAACAAAAAGTGGACGCTAATTTTATAAAAGAAAAAATAGAAAATGCTATACTCTCAGATTCACTATTAAATTCAATAAAAATTGAAAATGTAGAAGTTTTTTTCGATAAAAATGATAATAAGGTTAATGTAAAAGTTGAATATATTTCTAAATTAGACCAACAACGTGAAGCAATAGAAATTAATTATAAAAACATAGAACCTTAATAATGGCTTATTCTAATTCAAATAATACCCCTGAAAGAGATATTAAATACCTTAATAAGGACTTTAATACTTTAAAAGATCAATTAAAGGAATTATCTCAGACATATTATCCTAATTCTTATAATGATTTTTCTGAAGGATCGTTAGGAATGATGTTTATAGAAATGGCTGCCTATGTAGGAGATGTATTATCATATTACACAGATACTCAATTACAAGAAACTTTTTTATCCCTAGCTCAAGAAAAAAGAAACTTATATAATCTAGCTTACTCTCTAGGTTATAAGCCAAAAGTTACAAAAGCATCTAGTACCATGTTAGAAGTTTTTCAACTAATCCCTGCTAAATCAAATTCACCTTATTCCCCCGATTATGATTATGCATTAACTATAGGAGAAAACTCAGTATTTAATTCTAATAATGGGGTAAGTTTTATATCTGAAGAAATGATAGATTTTAATATTTCGGGTTCAGGTAGCCCCACAGATATTAGTGTGTATCAAATAAATGGTAGTGGAAATCCCCAATATTATTTATTAAAAAAATCTTCAAAAGTAATATCAGCTGAAAGAAAAACTACTACTTTTAATATAGGAGCGTCACAAAAATTTTTAAAACTAAATTTAAATGATTCTAATATTATAGGGATAGAAAAAATAGAAGACAGTGAAGGAAATATTTATTCAGAAGTAGATTATTTAGCCCAAGATACAGTTTTTGAAGAACAAATAAACACATATGCTAATGACCCAAATTTATATTCAGATTCTCAATCTACCCCCTATTTAATGAAAATAAAAACAGTTCCTAGAAGATTTATATCTAGATTTACTACTGAAAATAATTTAGAAATTCAATTTGGGGCGGGAACATTAAATATTAATGATGAAGAAATAATCCCGAGTCCCACTAACATAGGATTAGGAATTAATGATGGTAAAAGTGGTTTAGATAAAGCATATGACCCCTCAAATTTCTTATATACTGGAACTTACGGAAAAGCGCCTTCTAATACCATCCTCACAGTAACATATTTAATAGGGGGAGGGGTTAATAGTAATGTTAATTCAAATACTATCAATACACCTGTATTATTACCTATAACCACTAAACCTAATTTAAATGGGACTACTTTAAGTTTTATTAGATCTAGTGTAGGGTGCAATAACCCCCAACCGTCTACAGGAGGAGGAGATGCAGAAAGTGTAGAGGAAATTCGATTAAATTCAATGGCTAATTTTTCTACTCAAAAACGAACGGTAACCAAAGATGATTATATATTACGAACCCTATCTATGCCCTCTAGATTTGGTCATATTTCCAAAGCCTATATAACTCAAGACGATCAAATAAGTCCTCTTATTTCTAATAATAATACACGAATCGCA